GAAAGCTGTCAGGTCAAGTTATTTCTACCTCTGCTGTAGTTTCAATGACTACTCGAGCACCACAAGGTAATATAGGTTTATCATTACCACCATATCTTACTGTACTTTCCTAGAATTTTAACTTCATGACAATATGTATTATCTTTTCCTTCTTTGATTGTAATCACAGGTTCGTTTGTACCATGTTTCAAATTCGCACGGATTTTATGTTGATTAACATGAATATACTTTTTTTTAATTTTTTTCATCATATTTGCTTGACAGATCCTAATTCGTACTGTAAAATGAATATGTTAGTACGCAGAAAAGAGAATATATATTATATAAGAGAATAGTGAAATGTATATGAATAAATCAATGTATCGTTTCATTCGGTTCAGGTAAATTCTCATAATCAAATAGTTCCTCTTCTTCTGAATATTCATCCCATAAATCTGTTTTACTTAGTCTTTCTCTTACAAGAGAAGCTAATTGTTTTTGTTGCTCTTGGAAATCTTGTTTTGTAGACTTTATTTCAATCGTATCATTCTCTCTCATATCTAACCAAGCTGTACAAGCTTCATCATAAAAACCTACAAATTGTTCTGTTATACTTGTTCTTACTACAACATCTTGAGGGTTAATTATTACAGTATCATCTGTTGTAAAAGGTATAAAAGGACCGAGATGAATGGTTACACCGCCGGACATTGCTGGTTTGCACATAATATTCATTGGAAAATGTAGTTCCAATAGATTATCTACTTCTTTTACCATCGCAAACAATTCTTTCCCATCATATAATCTTAGATACTGATATTTAGTGTTACGGTTTATGATTGACATTTGCGGGTATCCTTACTGAATGTATTTCATAGTTAAATTTCTCTGTACTATAGATATTTATTCTTTCTGAAAAGTGATTGAGCGTATAATTCATGTTTTTTTTCCATGAAAGATCGTCTGCTATATCATATAATACTACTTTATCTTTATCGTCTGTTTTTCTCAAACCTCGACCAATTGATTGTAAATTACGAATTCTACTCTTACTAGGAGACGCAAATACTACATTATGTAGTCTTTTTATATTAATACCCGTTGAAAAAGTACCAAATGACGCTACAATAATAGCATCTTTCTCTTTCTCAACAATTTCTCTAACCTTTTCTCTATCTATTGTGTCTGTACCACCGAAAACAAAAAATACTTTTCTATCTAACTCATTTAATATTTTAAATAAAGGTTTACCATGTTTTTCTACAAACTGAAATAGTACTAGTGTGTTACCTTTCAAATCTTTTACTAAATTATTTATAAAGTTATTTCTCTTTTCATTTCTAACTATCCAATCCATTTCTTCTTGATATGTCATTTTACTTACTAATTTTCTTTCATTATCACAATACGATAATACTAGAGCTTGAATATCAAGTTGTGCAAGAGTACCAGCTTCCATAAGTTCAGCTGAGGTTGTAACAAAATAAGCAGGACCGAACATACCTTCTAACTGTAATTTATGTGTCTTAGTTTCTTGTAATGTACCAGTAGTTCCTATTTTGTATTTTACTTCTGTAAGAGATTCCATTATCTTAGTTAATGACTTAGCTTGAAACAAATGTGCTTCATCACCTATCACCATACCAAATTCATTACCAAATCCTTTTGGCATTCGCATCATTGATTGCCATGTAGTTACTACGATAGGAGCATCAGCTCCTTTATCACCACCATATATCTTTGCAATATCACCTTTGAATCCATAGTCATGAAAATCTTTTGCCATTTGTTCTACTAAAGAAGTTGTAGGTACAATCACCAAAGCTTTCTTATTCTTCTTTAAAAAATTATATCGAATAAGACTGTATATGATTAGTGACTTACCTGATGCTGTTGGAGATACTAGAATACATTTCTGATTATGAGCTGCGTACGCTATTGCTTCTTTTTGATACTCTCTTAGATCAAGAGGTATGTCTTTAACTATTTCTTGGTATCTTTCTATTGTGAATATATCTGTATCAGGTTCATAACCTTCGATAGTGTATCCTCTTTCTTCACAAAATTCTTTTAGATATGGGAACAACCCTAGGTATAGTTTGTTTGTGTTTAGATTGAATAGACGAATATATCCGTCCCAAAATCTTTTACGAACTGCAGGTATGAAACTTGCACCAGGAACTTTGAACTTAAAAAATTCTGAGAGTTCTTTTCTGATTGAATCTTCTGTTGATATAAAAAGATATACTTCGTCTGCTTTGGCTACTATGAGCCTGCCATGAATTTCCGCCATTCTATAATATTCTTTATTGTTTGATGTCTCCAAGTTATTTGAGAGACTACATCTTGTAGATAATCTACTGTTACTCTGAGGTACTCAATTTTATCATTTAAGTCTTGTATTTGTTTATCAGCACCTGTAAATTTATCATAGTCTGACTTGAGAACTGTTAATCCATCGAAAGGATCATAGTTCCAATTATGATATTCTATATCTTCTTTAGACATTTTACCTGTATACCACAACCATTTATCTTTGTTGAGTTCTTTCATCATTCTTTCATGTCGAATGAGTTCCAACTTCTTATTAGAAAGAATCTCTGTATATTTAGCGTGTAGTTTTGGTACTTGAAGTGAGGATGCGTCAAGTTCGATATCGTCAATGACTGAATCTTCTTTCCACATATCTTGAATGTTTTTTAATATCATACTATAATTATATCACAAAACCTGTATAGGTCCAGTTTATGTACTTGTTTTTACTTTAAATTGCGTGTATCTTAATGTTAAATCACAGGTTGCATATTCTACACCTTGTTGATCTGATGCAAATTCTATAGAACCTAAACTAGTAGGAAATGTATCTTCAAACATAAATTCTACATTAGCATTATTAGATGAGGTGTTTACAATAATAGTAGCATCTGAGTACATATTTTCAAAATTAGCATTACTAAAAGTCCCTGTAGTTGTTTTAGTTGAATCAACAAGATTCATAAAATCATCTGTATCATTACCCGGTCCTAGTTGTAAAATCCAATTAAATATTTCTTGATAATTTTTCATATCTTCATCAACAACAAATTTAACATTTAGAGGATCAAACTCTATTTTGTCTCCCGGTAAATATGAATTGATAGCAAGAGTAGTTGCGTGTAATGCTTCAGAAAAATTTACACCAGGTAGTGTTACACCTGTACAAAAGTATTTTACTTTGGGTAGTTTGGTAATTTGTAGATCAAAATTTACAGGACTTAAATAGTTTAAGTTAGTAGGTTGATCTGCTTGCCAATTTGCTTGTGCCATATTAGTTCTTTATCCCGAATACATAATTGTCTGCTGCATCTTCTGCATAAGCTTCACTATGATTTTCATAAAGTTCGTCTTTCTGCCAAATTTGGTTTTCCCACATTCTAAGTCCAAACACTCCTGCTCGAACACCAACTTCTGCTTTTCGATTTCCGTTTATAAAGGTGTGTAGTATATCATCAAATTGTATCATTTCTTCCTCAGGTCCTTCTCCGATTCCATACCAATTCCAACGACCAGATATGATTTCAGAAATATTTTTTTCTTTCACATCTATATTTATATCAATGAGAAAGGGAGTTTTTACACTCCCTTTCAATTTTTTTATGCAACATGCTTAGTTCCACGATAGATTCCTTTCTTAGAACCTTTCGAGGATACTGACTCAATTGCATCGTGCTTGACACCTCTGTAAATTCCAGCTTGAGGTTTTGACTTCTCAATATGTAAATTTCCTTCGGTGACTTTGATACCTCTATAAGTAGTCATCACTGCCTCCAGTTTTCGTTTCGATTTCGTACATATATCTTTCGATATACACCCTTCTCAACGCGTTCCTTCGGTTAGATTGTCGGTCTCTGTTCCCATTACTGGTACTTAGCTTTCCTTTCAATATGAAAGAGGTTTTCCTATCTACCTACTTCCGCTATATTTCTATAGTGAACGGTGGTATTCGATTGAATACCAATTATATTTATAATAGTTAAACAGGCAAGATAAAAAAAGAGCTCCCTAAGGAGCTCTTTGAAATCGATTATGATTTAGATATTACTACGACTTATAGAAGATTTAATACTTCGAATGATCTGTAGTAAGAGTTAGTTGAAGTTGCTGCCAAGC